TTGTCAAGGGTGCTATGACTGCACTGGGCTTGTATGCTACACTGTACCGACATAGCGACAAGAACCACGTATTGGTATTCGATGACTGTGACAGTGTATTAATGGACGATTTGGCACTGAACATTCTTAAGGCTGCACTTGACAGTGGCAAGCGCCGTCGAATTTACTGGAACAGCGATAGCAGCATGTTGCGTCGTGAGGGCATCCCTGATGCATTTGACTTTAATGGTTCTTGTATCTTCATTACTAATATCAAGTTTGATCACTTGAGAAGTAAGAAGTTGCAGGATCACCTCGAAGCATTGCAGAGTCGTTGTCACTTTCTTGACTTGACGATTGACACTGAGCGTGACAAGATGTTGCGTATCAAGCAGGTGCATACTGACACTGATGGCGGTCTGTTCCGTGACTATCAGTTTGACGGCGACGAGGATCAACAGGTTCTAGAATTTATGCTTGATAAGAAAGCCAAGTTGCGTGAACTGTCAATGCGTATGGCATTGAAGATTGCAGATTTGGTCAAGATTAGCCCAACTAACTGGAAGAATCTTGCTGAAAACACGGTCATGAAGCGCACCTAACTCAACTCAACTCACTCCCGTGGTGCGCTCCACGAAAGAGAGGACCGAAAGGTCCTCTCCTTTTATATTGTTATTTGATTTTATATGTCGTAGAATACAAGAATGATAAAGAAAGAGCATCTATTATATTACCTCACAAAAGGCGAAGTTCGTCTTTCAAAGAAAGATTATAATTTTTTCAATAATCTAAATTATATAATAAAAGAAAAGAAACATATTACTAGCAACCAAAATAACTTGTTTGATAAACTAGTAGTAAAGTATCAAAGGCAATTGGATAAGTTAGGGCATAAACTGCAAGACGTACAACAATTAAATTGGAGTGTTGAAGTAGTGGTTACATCAGAAGAATACACAGTCCCTAAGATTTTCATAGATAATGAAGACCTATGTCTACGTGTTCCATTTAATAAAAACTTCATATCTAAATTTACATCCGAAGCTGATTGCACATTTGAATGGCAAAAAAACGAAAAGTTTTATAAATCAAAGTTTTATACCCATTCACTGAGAACGGCAATTGATACTTGCAAAAAGTACTTTGATAAAGTAGAGTATTGCGATAAGATTAAAGAATTGATAGAACCACTTCAAGTATATGAAGGAGTATCCACAGTTCCAACACTGGTTAAAGTCGATGGTAAATTTCAGATTACTAACCTAAATAGATATTTACAGGAAGCTATAAAAGATATAGAACTGAACGATGATCCTAAAACATTACATTTGCTTAGTAGGTATGGCATTGCGATAAGTAAAGACGTAACAAATGATGATCCATTCTTGATATTCGCTAGTCAGTTTATCACTAGACTAGATTTAGATGTCATGATTAATAATCCAAAGTACTTTTCTGATTTAGGTATAACGGATGTATTATATACATTTTGGTCTTCAAAAAACGTGATCGATAATGAAATTAGAAATTTTTGTACTAACAATAATATAAAAATCCATACTAATTTAGAAAGCATTAATAATGCTGGAAAAGAAGTAGTGTTTTTTAAGAGGTATTTTGGTATGAAATCCGAAGAATATGCGTACAATAATCAGCAAGCTATTTGTAAGGTAGTAGAAATACTGAATTCAAGACGTGTGGTAGTAGATAACGTAAAGTCCAAAAAGAAAAAGAAGTAATCGAATGAGACAAGCAAAAATAATAATTAAAGACGAAGTAAACTGTAAGATTGAGGGTCTTGAGTTAGACTGTCGCAAAGCATTAATGCGAAAGTTTGAATATGAAGTTCCAGGTGCACGTTATCTACCTGCGGTCCGTCTTGGTAGATGGAATGGAAAGGTTAGTTATTGCAGTCTAGCAGGAAGCACATATATAAATCTGCTTACAGATGTATTGCCTATATTAAATGAATATGATTACGATATTGAACTGGTCGATCTACGTGAGTACACAACTAATTTTAACTTTAATGAAGTAACTGTTGATTCATTCAGTGATTGTCTATGGCCTAAAGGACACGTTGCTGAGGGTCAGCCCATACAGATGCGTGACTATCAAGTAGAGATTGTAAACAACTTCTTAAAGAACCCACAGTGCATTCAAGAGATCGCTACGGGTGCTGGTAAAACTATTATGACTGCTGCACTTAGTAAGAGTGTAGAACAATATGGACGCAGCATTGTCATCGTACCCAATAAGAGTCTAGTCGTGCAGACTGAATCAGACTACATCAATCTTGGTCTTGATGTGGGCGTATACTTTGGTGATCGTAAAGAATACAACAAGCAGCACACGATCTGTACTTGGCAGAGTCTTAACAACATGCTAAAGAATACAAAAGCAGGTGAAGCAGAAGTTAGCATTAAAGACTTCATCGAAGATGTTATCTGTGTTATGGTTGACGAGGTACATATGGCAAAAGCTGATGCCCTCAAACAACTATTAACAGGACCGTTCAGTCAAGTACCTATTCGTTGGGGTCTGACTGGAACTATACCTAAAGCTAACTATGAGCAGATGTCATTACTAGTCAGCTTAGGTCCTGTGATAGGCAAACTTAGTGCTAGTGAATTACAGGACAGAGGTGTGCTTGCTCAATGCCATGTAAACATCGTACAGTTAAAAGATAATGTTGAGTTTAGCAACTACCAAAGCGAACTCAAGCATTTACTAGAAGATGAAAAACGTTTGGATAAGATTGCTGAATTAGTTGATAAGATTAAGGATAGTGGTAATACACTTGTGCTTGTTGATCGTGTTAATGCAGGTAAAGAATTGATAAGCAGATTAAAGGACGCAGTGTTCATTAGTGGTGAAACTAAACTCACTGAACGAAAGGAAGAATATGACGAAGTTAAGACAAGTGAAGATAAAGTTATTGTGGCGACTTATGGTGTAGCCGCTGTTGGGATTAATATACCTAGGATTTTTAATCTGGTTCTTATTGAGCCGGGTAAAAGTTTTGTAAGAGTTATACAAAGTATCGGTCGCGGTATTCGTAAAGCCGAAGATAAAGACCACGTAATGATTTGGGATATCACTAGTAGTTGCAAGTTTGCCAAACGACACTTAACGCAACGTAAAGCATATTACAAAGAGGCCAGATATCCTTTCACTTTGGAGCGTCTTGATTATTAACTAATCTGGATAACACAGGATCGTTATTGATGAACTTTTTTGCTTGTTCAATGTCTGATTCTGATACACCTTCCATGGTGTATAAGTATTTTACATCTTCAGTTGACAGAGGCACTAGATCAATTTTTTCAACAGAATTATTGAAATAGCAATTATCAGGGACACCAGTATGAACTCCATCAACATCCATCCATTTTTTACCCTTAAAAGATAATACTACACATATATGGCAAAGTTCAGTTTCATCTTCATCGTAATCATTTGTATAGGATCCCTGCCAACCGCCCAATGGCAGTTTGGTGATTTCGTGGATTGCCAGTGCCATGGCATCGCACATACCCGAACGATAGATAGATTTATTTTGGGCAATTTCGATGATACGCATCTTGATATTTATCTTGACTATCAGTATAACGTTTAGTAAAATCAATAACATGAGAATACTAACACTAGAACAAAACCAATTTTACAATTTAGAATCATTACCAAACGAAATAGACGATCTACGATTTGCTATTTTAGATAACAGTAATCCACAGAACGTAGACTATCATTATATACCATTAATCTTTCTTGAGAGTTTCAATGCTGCTGCTTTGGTATTGCAGATTGGAGATAAAAAGATTAAGATGCCCTTAGATTGGCAAATACTGATCGGTGAAAAGGAGCATGGTGACTTAGAAACATTGCCATTAAGTAGTCTGAATGATCGTGGCTTTAGTGCTTTTGAATTTAACCCATTAAGTAGTTTTAATCCTACTTTCTTACCGGTTGAGATTATTGACATCTATCATGATGTAACATGGTATGCCCCTAGGTTACGTAACGGGCAATTTTTATGTGTACCGATTGACGATGGTCCTAAGCCACGTTGCGTGTACTTTGTAAAAGAAATTAGCCGTAACTGCGAAATCGTAGATTATAATCAAGTATTTTAATTAGAGGTAATAATGAATTTTTTTTATAGATGGTTACAGAAGAAACTTAATGATAAACTTAATAATTACGCATGTCTAGAAGTGCCTGAAAAAGTTGTTAGTTCACGAGGTTTTCAAAGTCTTGATTCACAAGGTATGAATTTTACTGTATACAAGGCTAACGGTGGCTTTGTTATAGAACATAGGGTGTATGATAGAAAGACTGATCGTAATATTAATAGTCTACACATCATTACTCCTGATCAAGATTTAGGTGAAGAACTCGGTAAGATCATTACCTATGAAAGTATGTTAAATTAATGACATTCGTAAACATTCTTGTTATAATATCGTTATTGTTTTTTGTTTGGTTGCTATATCAAGCATCAGGAGACTAATTTATGGCTAAAGCTAAAACACCTACTGACGAAAAATTTGAGAATATAGACTTCAATTTATTTGAAGCTATAGAAGCACTTGATAAAAAAGACTATGGGTATTATGATAGATTGACAGAAGAACAGAAAAAGAAATTCGTTTCTTTTATGATGATTAAGTACCTTAGCGCATCTAAGGGACATAAACAATTACAACAGTTCCATGTATTGAGCGTTAACGAGTTTGCTAATAAACACCTATTTAATGAGAATGTTCAGAAGCATCCTAAACTACAATGGCTAATGCTTTGTGCTGCTGGGTATGGATCAGGTAAGCAGTTTCATCCGTGGATACCTCAGATCAAGGAAAATGTAGGTAAACTTAAAGAGAAAGCAGTAGTCAAAGATATCAAAGAATATTATAGCAAGATATATCCTAAAACTGATGACGCTACCTTAGCTGAATTTAGTAAGTTATATGTTGCACAACAACATAAAAAAGTGTATCTTGCTGAAAAGTTTCCTGAAATGAAGTTAGAAGACATCACCCTATTAGCAGAATTTATCACTGATGAAGATATCCAACAGTATGAAAAAGATAGCGGAAACTGAATTACATTGTGAGTTCTGCCACCGCAATTTTGTACGTGAATCTACATTACTAAAGCATATCTGTGAAAGTAAACGAAGGTATAATGACCGTGATAAGATAGCTAATCGTATAGGGTTTAGTTGTTGGGTTCAGTTCTACACAAAACATCTACGTAAACAGAAAAAAGATTATATGGACTTTGTAGAAAGTTCATACTATACTGCGTTTGTTAAATTTGGGCATTACTGTCATGAAGTTAATGTTCTGAATCCTAGTAGATATCTTGATTGGTTATTGGAAGAAAAGATTAGTATTGATCAATGGAACCGTGATAGCAATTATACCAAATTTATTATAGAGTATGTACGTAATGAAGATCCGTTCGATTCCATTGCACGTAGTATTGAGACAACTATAAAACTAGCAGAACTGGATAAGGTTCAAACTAAGGATTTATTACGTTATGGTAACCGTAACAGAATATGTCTTGAGATCACTAAGGGTAATATTAGTCCATGGATGCTATTCCAAAGTGAAAGTGGAATTCAATTTATCGAACAATTAGATGTTACACAACAAAAGATGATATTAGATTATATCAATCCAGAATTGTGGGCTATTAAGTTTAAAAGGACTAGTGATATTATACCCGAAGTAAAAAAGTTATTGAATGCAGCGGGTTATTAACGAGTGGCCATTTAAATATAAGATTAACTTACCTAGAATTAGGTTTAATGCTACTCAGAGCATAAATAGTTGATGCTAATCCGAGATATAATTTTTGAAGAAAAACTAGCGTTTACTCCTATTAGTAAACGACACTTATCGCAACCTAATTCTTTAGAAGACCCTGACACTGCTCCTAGTTTATCTCGTCCAGAAGTAAAACATGCCAGATATTCAGACCAACAAGCGGGCAAATATGTTAGTCAATTGATAAAAAAACAACGAAATATAGATCCTCAGGATCTTAAGGTACCCACTACCTCAGATGAATTAGACCAGCAATTTAGTAAACCTGTAGCTAACTCATA